GAACTAAAAACTAAAATGTATCGTGTACTTGATCTACAAAATGATGAACCGACTGCTTCTGCACCGGTAACTGAAACTGCTGACGAATTGGATTTATCCAGTATGTCAAACGATACTCCTGAACCAGCAATGGCAACCGCCGAAGCTTCAGTAGGATCGTCCGCTAGTGATGATGATGATGACCTTAGTATATTTAAGGAATTGGCACGTAGTTAAACAACTGTGGGGATCTCCGGGTCCCCTCTTTTAAGGAGGACGTATGTCTATTGAAAAAGAAACAACCATTCTCGATTTCGATTTTGGTTTCACAGCTGTTGACGCTGATGAACTCGAAGTAGTTCAACAAGCCAAAGAAGTTGCTACAACTTCATCCGCTACCGCAGAATCAAACGCAGCCAAAGCGCAGTTATTGTATGATGCAGTAGTTCCTTTAATAAACAACTTGAAAGCTAACCCAGAAAAGGATTACATATATTGGCCAAACCGATATGAGAAACTTGATGCGTTTGCTGATAAGTTACATCAAATTCTAAGTGGAGAATAAAATATGAGTTTACTCGATAAAATGCTGAAGGCAGGATCAGTAAAGCAGGCAGCTGCTCTGAATGATTCCGCTTTCTTTAAAGATAAGGATCCTATTCAAACAGAACTACCAATTGTAAATATTGCATTCAGTGGTTCGTTGAAAGGTGGTCTTATCCCAGGTCTAACAGTTGTAGCAGGAGAATCTAAAAGTTTCAAAACTTTACTCGGCTTATACTGTATGAAGGCTTATTTGAAAAAGTACCCAAAAGGTATTGCTTTGTTATACGATTCTGAATATGGTATTACACCAGAATATTTGGAATCTTTTGATATTGATACCAGCAGAGTACTTCATATTCCGATTGAAGATGTTGAACAATTAAAGTTTGATATCGTTGGTCGTTTAGATGAAGTTGGTAAAGGTGACAATGTAATGATCATGATTGACTCAATCGGTAACCTTGCTTCGAAGAAAGAAGTTGAGGATGCATTAAACGAAAAGTCAGTTGCTGATATGTCGAGAGCAAAAGCTCTTAAATCATTGTTCAGAATTATAACACCAAGATTGACGACTAAGGATATTCCTTGTATCGCAGTCAACCATACATATAAAGAAATTGGATTGTTTCCAAAGAATATTATTTCTGGTGGTACTGGTATTTACTATTCTGCGAATCAGATCTTTATTATTTCAAAGGCTCAAGAGAAAGATGGTACCGACCTCGCAGGTTGGAAGTTTACTATCAATATCGAAAAGTCAAGATATGTAAAAGAGAAAGCAAAGTTACCGTTCAAGGTATTATATGATTCAGGTATTCAAAAGAATAGTTCCTTAATGGATCTTGCGATTGAATCCGGTCATATCCAAAAAGCTACTCAAGGTTGGTATAATCTAACTGATCTGAGTACTGGAGAAATTATTGAACCGAAACGTAGAGGTAAGGATATTGAAGATGATGATAATTTCTTCAAAGAGTTATGTCTAAACGAATCGTTTGGTAAATATGTAGAGCGTAAATACAAGCTGCAAAATGTGGAGGGAAACAATGCTCGAGAAGACGATCTTATCGAATCTGATACTGAATGAGGACTATTGCCGTAAGGTATTTCCATATTTAAAAGAAGATTACTTCGATGATACTGTTCTTCGTAAAGTATTTGAAACGGCATCCGAGTACCTTGAAAAGTACAAGGAGCCGCCTTCACTTGAAGCTTTAAAGATTGCTGTTGATAAACGTAAGGATCTGAACGAAGATACGTATCAAGGTGTTCATCAATTGGTTGATAGTATGTCAATCGATGTTGATACCAATATGGATTTTTTGATTGATGAAACTGAAAAGTTCTGTCAAGACAAAGATTTATATAATAGTATACGTAAAGCAATTCTGATTCTTGATAGTCAAGACAACGACATGGATAAGGGGGCAATTCCAGGATTGCTCTCGGATTCGTTAGGTATCAACTTTGACCAATCAGTTGGTCATGACTTCCTTGAAGATGTTGATGATCGTTATGAACATTATCACAGAGTTGAAGAACGTATTCCTTTTGACATTGAAATCTTAAACAAAATTACAAAGGGTGGCATACCTCGTAAATCTATGACCGTACTGTTGGCAACGACAGGTGGTGGTAAATCTTTACTTAAATGTCATATGGCAGCAAATCATTTGATGTATGGAAAGAATGTTCTGTATATTACAATGGAAATGGCTGCTGAAGAAATCGGTCGTCGTATTGACGCAAACATTATGGATATTACTCTCGACGAAGTTGGTGAAGTACCTCGTGATGTATTTGAGAAACGTATGAACCGATATAAAACAAAGACAACAGGTAAACTGGTTATTAAGGAGTTCCCAACAGGATCTGCTCATAGCGGTCACTTCCGTCATTTGTTAAACGAACTCAAACTCAAAAAGAACTTTCAGCCTGATGTTATCTTTCTCGATTACTTGAACATTTGTTCTTCTGCTCGAGTGAAAGGTGCTGCAGCTGCTAACAGTTATACTTTGGTCAAATCAATTGCTGAAGAAGTACGTGGATTGGCAATGGAATATAATTGTGCTGTCGTTACATCTTCTCAGTATAACAGAGATGCGTATGGTAACTCCGACGTTGATCTAACAAATACATCTGAGTCAATGGGTATTACTCATACTGCTGACTGTATATTAGGTTTGGTCAGTTCCGAATATCTTGACGAAATGAATCAGCTGATGATTAAACAGTTGAAGAATCGTTGGGGAGACATTAGTTATTATCGAAGATTCCTAGTTGGTATTGAAAGAGCAAAGATGAAGATCTATGAACTTGAAGATTCTGCTCAAGACAATATTAATTTAGATGGTCCTGGAGGTGGCAGTCCTGGGGGAAAGAATCAGAATTATGACGACGGTCCTGTGTTCGACAAGACCGACATCGGTATGAGACTGAACAAACGGAAACCTGGTGGTAAGAATGTATTTGGAGATGTTGCCTTAACTTAAGTATCTGTATAAATAAAACTAAAGTAAACTACAAATTTTATAGGTATTCAATGAAAAGGTTTAAGTCATTTGCCAATTTAGCTGAAGCAACCATAATGAAACCTGACTATGTCATTGGTGCAAAGGTTGTTTGGAAAGGTGAAGGTTTCGCAGAGCTTACTCAAATGGGTTATAAGAAAGGCGATGTATTCGAAGTAACAGGATCATCGTCTAAACCTGATCTTGTCGTAGGCAAAGATAGTGCAACCCACGAAAAGTTTCTAAAAGCTCCTGATGGAAAAATACTCCATTTAAAAGGCGGTATCGGTTATAAATCCAGTTCCTTTATTCAACATAAAGAAGGTGGCGGAATGCCATCTGGTGCAGAGTGGGAAGACCTTATTGTATTTGCCTATAATAATTTAAACAACCAAAAGACAGATCCTGCTACAGAAGAAGTGGCAATGAAATATTGGACTGGGTATCAAACTCAGGCCGAACAAATTGCTAAAAACTTTGGGAAAGGATTGTCAGCTGCAGCCTTAGTTCAAACAGGTAGAGGTGGTGCAATAGGTTCAGTTAGTCTTGGACCTATATGGTCAAAACAAGGAGCAAGAGATAAAACTCCAAAGACTGATATTGCTTCTTCTGATTTCAAAGAAAAGATATCATTAAAGAAAGCAGGTGGTTCTCAATTGGCTTCTGCCAAAAAGAAAGAAGCAATCGCAATTGTAGAAGCTGCGTTAACTGAAATGGGTAACGAAAAGAAATTTGCTACAGATCTTGTCTCCAATATGGAAGAGAAGATGAATACTTTAATATCAGGAACAACGGTTACTGCTTTAAAACAAAAAGCAAAAGATGGTGAAAAGACAGACGAAATTATTGATTTCCAAAAGAAGGATAAACAAAATAAAGAACTGTCTGATATGTTAATGCAATATATGAACCAAGACAATGAAGCAAACAAAATGTTTTCTAAGTATGTTGTATTAGAAGCTTCTACAGGTAATCATAAATTTGGTTCACCACAATCAAGAGCAGCTGCTAACCTATTAGGTAAATTTGAAATTGGTGGAAAGGTTGTATTAGAACCAATCAATAATATTCATGATCCTATTATTAAAAAGTATGCAACTACAGTAAAACCATACGTTGCCTTTAAATCAGGTGGAGGTGGTGCTCCAGCATATTCTTCATTGAGATTGGGTATTAAAGAAGATACTCAAACCTTTAGAGATGTTGTACTTGAAGAACTTGGTGCAGTCAATGGTTTATTAACAGAAGATTATCTTTGTGAAGGACCTCTTGATATGTTGAAGAAAGCGGCAGCCGCGGCAAAGAATATCGGTACAGGCTTATTAAATAAAGTTAAATCAGCAATCACAGCAGTTTTGAAAAAGGTCAAAGCAATCTTGAGTAAAATTGCAGCATTAGGTAAAAAGATGTTTGGGTCTTTAATGAAATTCCTTGGATTACAAATATCGTTTACTTCTAATATACCTGGAGAGATTTCATTATGAAAAGCTTTAAAGAATTTAATGAAGGACCAAATGATCCTGCGATATTTAAAGCAATCTTTTTAGCAGGCGGACCTGGTTCAGGTAAATCTTTTATTGTTGGTAGAACAGGATTACCCGCGCTTGGATTTAAAGTTGTTAATTCAGACGATGCGTTTGAGTTGGCAATGAACAAAGCTAAACTAACAATGGATCCTAACACTATCTTTTCAACACAAGGACAACAAATAAGAGACAAGGCAAAGAAACTTACTGCTATGAAAATGCAAGGTTATATTACAGGCCGTCTCGGTTTAGTTATTGATGGTACAGGTAAGAATGTAACAAAGATACAAGGTCAAATAAAAGAATTAAGATCGCTTGGTTATGACGTTGGAATGATTTATGTTAATACAGATTTAGATACTGCGATTGCTCGTAATGACTCAAGACCAAGATCATTACCAAAAGTTCAGGTTATTACTTTATGGAAAGAAGTACAAAAGAACATCGGTTCATTCCAAAGTATGTTTGGTTCTAGTTTTCAAGTAATTGATAATTCCCAAGATGCTGATTTTGATAAAGGAGTTATGTCAGGATATAAGTGGGCATCTAAATTTGCTAAACAAGTTATACAAAATCCTAAAGCAAAGAAATGGATTAAGTCTTACGCAGAAGAACATTTAGATCTTGAGGAAGGTACAGATCTTTCAATGAATCGTGCTTTGATTATTGATATGATTCTTAAAGATGTAAAAGACAAGATAATGAAAGATGTAATGAAGAACGATTTAAAACTTCTTAAAGATATTGCTAAGGAAGTAAAAAGAAAGGTAGAAATAGATTTTAAACATAAAGGCAACTTAAGGATTAAAACATAATGAAAAGATTTAACGAATTCCTTACAGAGGCCGATGCTAATCTACATATGACGCATTTGGAAGATGCTGTAATTGATGGTGGTGTTACTGGTACAAGAAACGTTATTAATTACCTTCGAGCTTTGCGTGATATGCTATCAGGCAATACAACGGCTCCAGTTAGTTTAACAACAAAATGGGATGGTGCACCTGCGATCTTTGCTGGTACTGATCCATCTGATGGTAAGTTCTTTGTTGCCAAGAAAGGAGTATTTAATAAATCTCCAAAATTATATAAAACAAATGCAGAAATAGATAATGATCTAAGCGGTGAACTCAATAGCAAATTTAAAGTTGCGTTGAAAGAATTTGCCAAGCTTGGAATTGAAGGAGTAGTACAAGGTGATTTCTTATATACGAACGACGATCTTAAAACAGAAGACATTGATGGAGAATCGTGTGTTACTTTCCATCCTAATACCATTGTTTACGCGGTACCTAAAACATCAGATCTCGGTAAGAAAATTTCAGGATCAAAGATCGGCGTGGTCTGGCACACAACATACGCAGGATCAACTCTTGAAACAATGTCTGCAAGTTTTGGAATGGCGATATCAACAAAACTTGCGAAAGTTAAAAACGTCTGGCACGTAGACGCAACGTTTGAAGATAAGTCAGGTTCAGCAACAATGACAAAGACAGAAACTGATAATCTTACAGCAATGTTATCAAAAGCAGGTTCAATATTCAGAACAGTAGATGCAAAGATTCTAAATGAACTTGGAACGAACGCAGATTTAAATCAAAAGATTAATACATTTATTAATTCAAAAGTACGTGATGGCCAACGTATCGGTGGAGTTGCCGCTTTCGTTACTGACCTACAAAAATACATACAACAATATTATCAGAAAGAAGCAGATAAGCGTAAGACTCCTGCTGGTAAGAAAACACAAATGGATAAAGCCACAGCAGTATTGGCAATCTTTGATAAAAAGAACAAAAGAAAGCTTCAACAGATATTTACATTATACGACCTTTTGGTTGATATGAAATATGTTATCATTGCTAAATTAAACACTGTTGGTGGCATTCGTACTTTACTTAAAACAACAAAAGGATTTGAAGTTACAGGACAAGAAGGATTTGTTGCGATTGACCATTATGGTAAGAACGCATTAAAGATCGTGGATCGTATGGGATTCAGTCAAGCTAACTTCTCAGACAAATATATTAAAGGGTGGCAAAAATAATGGCATTCGTAACAATACCAGGAAGCAATGGAGCATGGGAATACGACAACGCGGCAACTGCAGCTGATACTTATTCTGATACTCCAGGAGTGATCTCCGCAGGCGTTAGAACATTTACTAAACCAGGCGGTGGAACTCAAAAGACTTATATTAAATGTCGACAAACAGGCAAGACAGCAATCGCAGGTGAAGTAAATAAAGACTTCTATGATTATAGGAACAGTCAAGGAATCAGTTGACATTAGGACCTAAGTTTGTTATAATATAAACTCTACAATATGAATAAGGTGATCCTCAATGAAAGACGTCACAGTCATAAACTTTTACGGCGGACCAGGATCTGGTAAATCAACCGCTGCTGCAGGTTTATTCTATCAAATGAAAATCGCAGGCTACAATGTCGAACTGACAGATGAGTTTGCTAAAGAGTGCGTATGGGAAGGTAACATACCAATGTTGGCAGATCAACTTTGGGTACTCGGTCATCAACACAGAAAGATATTACGATTATCCGATAAGGTAGATTATATTATTACCGATAGTCCTGTACTCTTAAGTCCAATATATCGTGAGAGATACGGTGAAGCAATCTATTCAGATCTAATTGACCAAATGGCTTTTGAGTGTTATTGCTTATACGATTATAATATTAACTTTATGTTAACAAGACCTGAGGATTTTGACCAACAAGGTCGAGCTCAAGATCTTCAAGAATGTAAAGAAATTGATGACGCAATTATAGAACAGTTTGACCGACTTAATATCGGATATATAAATTTAGACTCTAATGATAACGCAGCTGCAGCAATGAGATACATTAAAAGATTATGAACATTGAGAAGAAGATGACTCACATTTGGATTGGTCCTAATCCTGCTCCATTGAAGTGGATGAATACATGGCCTGATAAACATCCTGATTGGGAATACTCAGTCTTCACAGATGAAATGTTACATAAGCGTAAATGGTACAATCAACATTTAATTGAAGAGTACTACAGGCAACGTTGTTGGGCAGGAGTAGCAGATTTAATTCGTTATGAGTTAATATATGAAAGAGGTGGATTTTGGCCTGAAGCAGATTCAGAATGTTATCATAGAGTAGATGAATTATTTGTAGAAGATCCAAACCTTGCATATACAGTATTTGAAAAGGAAGATGTAATACCAAGATCTATATCTCCTATCATGGCAGCAAACCCAGGTAATAAATTCCTTGATGTTATATTGAGAAAACTACATACTCTCAAACCAAATCAATTAAATCCAAAGCCACACGAATCTACAGGAAACTTTTTCCTAGCAAGATTATTAGATGACACTCGTCATATGTTACATATCTTTCCATCTTATATGTTTATACCTCAATGGTTTAGACCAGGTTATCCAAGATATGATGGCCCAGGTAAAATATACGCAGAACAACATTGGGGTTCAACTGCTCTCGATCAAGCACCTTCAATGTCAAGAACAACAAAACAATATCACCAAGGCGTAGAATGAAGCATATAGAAATATTAGGTTTAGGCCATCCAAGAACAGGAACTGGTTATACAAGTAAAGTATTATCAGATTGGGGTTTGGATGTTGGCCACGAAGTTCCAGGAAGTATGGGAATCGTATCTTGGTTATTAGTTAAACCTAAAGGACCATATATGTGGCAG